TTGATTGATGAAGGTGGTGATTACCTTGTGACTTTTCAAAACACTGGTAAGGAACTTCCTCAGACCTTAGATTTCATACACGAATGCGACCAAAGATGGGGACTCAATGTCGTTTGGTTGGAATATAGATACGGAAACAATTTTGAAGTTGTCAACTATGAAACCGCCAGTCGCAACGGCAGACCATTTGAAGAATTGATTGCATACAACAAATGCCTTCCCAATACATTTATGCGATTCTGTACAAAGGAAATGAAAATCAATACCCTAAAAAGATATTGCAAATCCATAGGAATAACAGAATGGAATCACTTTGTCGGCATTAGATATGATGAACCAAGACGCTGGGGAAAGACATCATCTTTTCCGGAATACATCACAGTGGAACACCCTTTAGTCAAATGGAAAACAACCAAAGCCGATGTTTTAAATTGGTGGAAGCAGCAACCATTTGATTTGAAAGTCAATGAGCCTTATGGGAATTGTGATTGTTGTTTCTTAAAGGGCAAAGGCAAACTGGCTATCATTGCCAAAGAGAAACCCGAATTGTTTGACTGGTGGATTGACAAGGAGTCAGAAAACCAATGGAAAAAAGAAATCACCTATCAACAAATTAAAGACAAGGCTCAGGCACAAATCGGACTTTGGGATGATGACCCATCATTTGAATGCTTCTGCAATGTTGATTAGTTGTGCAAATAATTGTTAAAAATTCAACAAACTTTGAAACATTACAAAGAGCGAAATCATAAACGAACTATCGCAGCAGGAATGGGTGAGGGGTTTTTGCGTCAAGGTCGGCAAAGAACTTGCGTCAGATTTATACCAAGAACTCTTCCTCATTCTCTGCGAGAAGCCTGATGAATGGGTGGTTGAAAAATACCACTCAGGATACTGGGCAGGTTTCGTGTCTCGCATCATCCTCAATCAATACTACGGCAAGAGGACTTCATTTGAGAAGAACTATCTCAGGCCGATTGGAATGGAGGACACCAGCACAATAGAAATAGAAGCAGATCAAGAAGAATACGATGAGACACATTTCAGATGTATTGAAGCAGTATTGGCAGGATGTGATTGGTACGAATCTCGAATCTGGGAACTCTGGTCAAAAGGTGACGAGAGAATCAAACCAAGGTCAGCAAGAGCCATCTCACGAATCACCGGAATCAGCCGACAAGAAATCCTCGCAGTAGTTAAACGAATCAAAGAACAGATAAATGATGAATACACTCTTAGAAATAATCGGAGTCAGTTGCTTGGCAATCATCTTCGTGGCGGAGATAGGCTGGAGGATTAAACTCAAGCCCTTCACCTGCGAACTTTGTATGGCTTGGTGGCTTGGCCTCCTTCTTTTTATACCTCTCTACGGATGGTCTGGCATCGCATTTGCCGCACTATCAGGATGGGGAGCAACAACCATTAACCGATACCTATGAAAGACCTCAAATGGCTGCTCTTTTTGTTAGCCTCATTCTCACTATATAGTTTTGTCCTATGACCTTAGAAGAAATCAACTACATCCTTGACCTATCTCCTCTGTTTGCCCAATGGAAGCAGAGTGGGTTTTTCCGAGTGACTCCCGAACAAGGAGTTCGCCTCCGTCAAATTTACCAGCAAGAAATGGGAAGGCCGATGCCGACTTGCTCCTCTTGTTTTGTTGAGGCGTTTTACTCGCTTATCATCAGAGCCGAGGGATTGAAAAAAGAAATTGAAGCAGAGGTACAAGCAGCACAGATAGCAGATGACGAACAACCTACGAAGCGTAGACGAACTCGCAAATGAGGAATGGTTCTTCCAGAAGCCTTGGTTGATCGTAGGAACTGGGCATAGTTTGGAACGATGGAAGCCAACCGATGAGTTCAACATCTGGACAATCAACGCTGCCATTGATGTGACTAAGTATGCCGACATCGCTGCTCTCCACGACCCTATAATCTATGACCGACCTACTCAGTTTATCAAGTCACCAATCAACGCTCGGTATATTCTAACAAGAACCTGCTCCTCCCCAACCACATCAAACACCGTCTTTGTGCAATTCTCAATAGACCCAAACAAAGGACTACCTCAACACCCGACACACAATTCGTCCGGGTTTGCGTTTTCCTTTCTATGTGGCAGAGTACCTACAATCTACACAATCGGAATAGACGGAGGCTATGGTGTATTCAAAGGACTATCTCAGAACTACCAGAACAACGAAAGAGCAGAGCGATTTGATATGCACAATCACGCTATGGATGTCTATGTCAAACAACACGGAACGGAGATCATTCGTCTATGAAGAATCACACCAAAATCTACCTCAAGGAAATGAACTACCACGAGAGCGATTGGATTCCTTGTGAAATGTGCGGTCAGACGGCAGTTGATATACATCACATAGAAGCAAGAGGAATGGGAGGCTCAAAGGACAAGGATGTCATTGAAAACCTGATGGCACTTTGTCGCTCCTGCCACAACCGATACGGGGATATCAAAGAGGAGAAAGCAATGCTCCGAGTCACTCACCTTGTCAAACTAAGCCAACGCAAATGCAAATAGTAAAACTGAAAGACATCAAACCCAACCCGAATAACCCTCGCATCATTAAAGATGAGAAGTTCAAGAAGTTGGTGGCATCAATCAAGGAGTTCCCTGAGATGCTTGAGATTCGCCCAATTGTAGTCAACAAGGACATGATTGTGCTGGGAGGCAATATGCGATTGAAGGCCATCAAGGAAGCCGGAGTGACCGAAGTGCCTTGTCTGATCGCTGACCAATTAACAGAAGATCAGCAACGGCAATTCATCATCAAGGACAATGTCGGCTACGGAGAATGGGACTGGGATATGTTGGCGAACGAATGGGATGTTGAAGATTTGGAAAAGTGGGGAATGGATTTGCCAAAATTTGCAGAATCAATTGAGCCTGATGATTTGTCAGATAAACTTTCAGAATCATTCAGAATTGAAATCATTTGTGATTCAGAAGAACAACAAGAAAAAACATACAACTACTTAATTGGAGAAGGATACGAATGCCGTCTTTTGACATTATAAGAAAATCAAAACCGAATAAAACTTTCAGAGTTGCTTCGGTGATTGGCAAATTTGACTTGCAATCTGAATTGATTGAAGAACGATTTGTTGGTGATATTAATCTTGCTCAAGATTGGCAGATTGGATTAATAGTTGGGAAATCTGGTACTGGTAAAACTACAATAGCCAAAGAATTATTTCCAGATGCATATATCACTCAATATGAATATCAAGCAGAATCTGTACTGGATGATATGCCTGAGAGTTGTTCTGTTCAACAAATCACAAATGCATTTAACTCTGTTGGGTTTAGCAGTCCACCAAGTTGGTTAAAACCTTATTCAGTATTGAGCAATGGCCAAAAGATGAGAGTTGATTTGGCAAGAGCGATATTGGAGGACAATGAACTTTTTGTCTTTGACGAATTCACAAGCGTAGTAGACAGAAATGTGGCTCAGATTGGTTCTTTTGCAATGCAAAAAGCAATAAGGAAAACAAAAAAGAAATTCATTGCAGTCACTTGTCATTATGATGTTGAAGATTGGCTCTTGCCAGATTGGATATTCAACACAGATACTATGACCTTTCAAAATCTTGAAGGGCAAAAAAAAAATAGACCAAGCATCAAATTTGAGATATTCCAAACAAGCGATAAGTCAATCTGGAAGATGTTTGCAAAGCATCACTATTTGAGTCATACTCACAACAACGCTGCTTCTGTATATGTTGCGTGTATCAATGACCAAGTTGCTGGATTTTTATCTGTTTTACATTTCCCTCATCCAAAAACTAAAAACATGAAAAAAGTGCATAGATTGGTAATTTTGCCAGATTATCAAGGAGCAGGATTTGGATTGAGATTTTTGGAAACCATTGGTGAACTATACAAGAGACAAAAAGACAGATTTACAATTGTAACATCAGCACCAAGTTTAATTCATACTTTAAAAAAATCATTAAATTGGAGTTTGACCAGTTATGGCAGAAAATCCGCACATGGTGGAATTGGGAATGTCGGTAATTTTGGAAGTTCAAATAGGATAACGGTTTCGTTTGAAATGAAATAATTTTGCCAAATTAAAAAAAGATTTTATATTTGAATCATGGAAGTAGGAACACTAATCACATGGGAGATGAACAATCTAAGGAATTGCATTTGCGAGGGTTTATTTTTGCAAATGATTTCAGAAGATATGGCAGAGGTAATCTGCACTTCTATGGGAGGAGTTCCTCACAAAATGAAACTTCAAATAGAAATCTCTAAAATCAAAGCACTATGAACAATCTTTCAAAACTCAATCACTGGGAACGCCAAAAGGCAATCTATCTTCTGCACTCTGCTGAACAATTCGGACTGCAAACGAGTGAACACACACAAATCGGAGTCAATCCACATTCAGGAAATACATGGGTTTGGGATGAGATGTGGCCTGTAAGTTTATTCATGACTATTTTTTGCGACCTTGAGCAATCAAGTGTTTGGGTCTGTTGGACAAATCCAGAAGACGGAGATGAGCATGAAGACCAATTAACTTCATTTCAGGACTTAGATGCTCTGAACAAATGGGTTAGAAATCTTGAGCGAGAATTTTACCAAGATTAATTCGGAATAACATCGGATGGCAAGACAAGAGAAGCAACCGCACGGGGGTTCGTTAACCAGACCTGAAAAAGGCGAGGTGATGAACCCTCACGGGAGACCAAAGAAGATCGAAACGCTTCTCAAAGAGGTGTTCTTGGATGAGTACAACACCAAACTAACCAACGGCCAAGCGCAGGACATCATCAAGGGACTGCTAACTAAAAGCCGGAGCGAACTTGTGGAACTGGCAAAGAATGACGAACTTCCTTTCTGGATTGCGATGATTGCCAAGAAAGCGACAAGGGACTACGAGCGAGGAAGCATTCACCTGATTGAACTTCTCTTTGACCGGGTCTATGGAAAGCCCAAGGAAACCATTGACCAAAACATAGAACAAAAGACAATAAAAGTAACACTAAAACTGGACAAGTAATGGAAAAAATCTATTTCGGAAACGGATGGTCTGATGATTACGGAATGAACATCAGCATCAACATCAAGCAAATTCAAGAGGCCTTGGAATCAGGCAAACTTGAAATGAACTCCTACGGGGACATCAAACTAAGAATCGGCAAACGCCAAGCACCTCACGAGAAATCAAAGGCTACACACTTTATTTGTAACCAGAAACCCAAAGACCTACCCTTTTGAAAATATTAGTACTCTTAGACGGCAGCAACGGAGTAGCCTATCACCGGCTATTTGTTCCCTATTCCCAAATTCAGTTGGACTACGACATCACGGTTGATGTCTCTCAGAACCGAATGGAATGGGGTTCGCTGCCGTTTGAGAAGTACGATTGTGTGGTATTCAATCGGTGGCTTGGAGACCTTCAATACAATATCTTGGAGATACTGGCGAAGAAGAAAATCCCGTACATCATTGACATTGACGATTACTGGGTTATCCCTCGTCACAATCCCGTCTACAAGATCTACCGCACCAAAATCAAGAACTGCATAAAAGATGCTATCTATTATGCGGATGCGGTAATGACAACCACGCCTCAACTCGCTGAGAGGATTGCTGAGATAAACGACAAAATTACTATCGTCAAGAACTGCATCAACCAGAAGGCAGACCAATGGAACACCACAACTGAACACCCTCTGACAATCGGCTGGGTGGGTGGTATCTCTCACGAGGAGGACATCAAACTTCTAACCGACCAGATTGCACCCATTTGCGAGAAGCACAATGTGAGATTCTTGATGGGAGGATTCCACGAGGGAGAGCCTATCTGGGCAACGATGGAAAAAGCGGTAACTGGAAAGAGCAGGAAAGAGCGACCCGAATGGTTTGTTCACCGAACTGGCACAAGCCCGATTGAGTACGGGAAGATGTATTCAGAGATTGACATCTGCCTTGCTCCTTTGACCAACGATAAATTCAACCGATACAAATCAGAGTTGAAGATTCTTGAGGCAGCAGCCTACAACCGACCTATTCTCTGTTCAGCCGTTGAACCCTACACCAACCACAAATCAAACCTCGGAGTGTTCTTTGTCAAAAACAACGACTGGGGAACACCTCTTGAGCAGTTAATCAAATCAAAGAAGTGGGACAAGGTCGGTCAAATCAACCGAGCCTATTGCAATGACCACCACTCTCTCAAAGCAGAAAACGCTCTCCGAGTGGCACTACTTAAATCTGTATGCAAATAGAGTATGAGAGACCCTTTCTTACAACCTACCAGAGAGCCATCCTTGACTCTCCTTCTCGCTATACCATAACCGCAGCAAGTACCAAGACCGGCAAAACGGCATCTCACATCATTTGGTTGTTTGAACAAGCCCTTGCTCTTAAAGAAAACCAATCGGTGTGGTGGATTGCTCCCGTCTATCAACAAGCGGAGATTGCCTTCCGAAGGATGAAGTCCCAAGTGACAATCCCGAACTTCTTTATCTCCAACGAATCTAAACTTGTACTCACTACCCCAACTGGGTCACGGATTGAATTTAAGTCAGCAGAGAAAGCCGACAACCTCTACGGGGAAGATGTCTATGCTGCTGTCTTTGACGAAGCATCACGAGCAAGGGAGGACGCTTGGTTTGCCCTTCGCTCAACCCTAACCGCAACCCAAGGCAAATGCAAACTTATAGGGAATGTCAAAGGCAAAAAGAACTGGTTTTACAAATTAGGAGAACGAGCCAAGCAAGGGGAAAGCGACTACTCCTATTTCAAGATCACCGCCTACGATGCAGCCAATGAAGGAATCATCTCCGTTAATGAGATAGAACAAGCCAAAAAAGACCTTCCTGAATATGTGTTCAAGGAACTCTATTTGGCTGAACCAGCCGATGACCAGAGCAACCCGTTTGGCATTGACAACATCAGACGCTGCTATTCGCCTATTTTAAGCGATTCTGTGGCATCTTATGGCATTGACCTTGCAAAGTACACCGACTGGACTGTGATAGTCGGTTTAAACGCAAATAAAGAGGTTTGCCATTTTGAGCGATTTCAAAAAGATTGGGCAACCACATCAGAACACATCGCTCGTCTTGTGGGTGGAACTCCTTGTTTTATTGACTCAACGGGTGTGGGTGATCCGGTAGTGGAGCAACTTCAAAGACGCTGTCCACGAATGCAAGGCTTCAAGTTCACCTCCCAATCCAAGCAGCAGTTGATTGAGGGGCTGGTGATGGCCGTGCAAAGCCAAGAGGTCAGATTCCCTGAAAACCCCATCGGCTACGAGATGGAGTCATTTGAATTTGAATACACCAGAACTGGGGTCAAGTACTCCGCACCATCAGGATTGCACGATGACTGCGTTATGGCTCTGGCTCTGGCAGTTGATTGCTCACATAAAAACAAAAAAGGTACATTTTTCTTCGTATGAACTGGAACAATATCACAATAAAGATGCTTCAAGAAATCACCCAACTTGGGGAGATGGATGAAGTAGAAAAGATGGCACACCAAATCTCTATCATCACGGGAAAGCCGTTTGAGGAGATTGCTGGGTGGACGCTCAAAGAACTACAAGCAGTTGACCTGACCTTTCTGAACCAAATGCCATCCAAACGGATTAAGTATTATTTCAAGTTCAAAGGCAGACGATTCAAGTTGGTCAAGAACGCCAAAGAGATGTCGGCTCACCACTTCATTGAATTGCAACAAGTCCGCACGGATGATGTCATCACAAACCTAAACGAAATCATCGCCATCTTGACCTATCGTGTAAACTGGTGGGGCAAAAAGATTGAGGATGACTATCAATGGAAAGTAGAGCATTTCAAAGACCTTCCCATCACTAAAATCTATGCTTATACGCTTTTTTTTTCGGAACTCTATCCGAGGCTATTGGAAACTACCCTAACTTATTTGAGGGAGGAGGAGAAGGAAATCAAGGGGATGTTTTCGGGTGGCTCTCAGTCATAGACAGATTGGCAGGAGGCAGACGAGCCGAATGGGATGCCATCCTTGAGATGAAGTTAGTTGAGTTTCTCAATACTCTCGCTTTCCATCGCACCATCACAGAAGAACGAAACAAGCGTTTGGAACAAGCAGCAAACAAGGGATTTGAGGCTTATGTCTGTGCTTGTTTGAACGAACTTATCTGATTTGGGACACTTTGTCCCTTTCGCTATTTTTAGGTGATGGCACTCACGGCTAAACATCAACCCACCGGCACTACCTATCTTCCAGCATACAACGACAACATCTTTGTTTTGACTGAGAGTGATGCTGGTATCTATGGGCAATACAACTTTAAATTCATTTGCGATGTCAAGGATGGCTCAGGCAATCTTCTGACTCGCCTGAAAGCACCTATCTACTACGGCTCAACCAACAAGGGAGTATTCAACATTTCTCGCTTGATTGAGAACTACACAACTCACGATTGGTCTTATGACGATGCTACTGGAGTGAACTGCACCAACTCTGTGTTTGGATACCAAGCCGTATTCGGTTATGAATACAGCACCGGAGCAACTACAACCATCAACGAAACGACTGGAGTGACCTCAGCAACTGGAATAACCATCTGGAACGCTGCTCTCTCTCCTTTGGACTTTTTATCCTATGATGAAGACAACTACCTGATGTCAACCTCGGCTTCTGGTACTGCTTCCTTTTTAACCAACAACCAAACAAAAAGATTACCCATAGATGCAAAGGCTTGGCTCTATTTTCTACACGGCAGCAATGTGGCTTCTGTTGATGTTGCTTTTTCCCCTTCGGGTTCTGCTTCCATCGCTGTCCCTTCTGGCACTCTCGGTCGTGTACCTATTGGAAGCAATATTCCGGGCGGTATACCAGTTAGCACAACTTCCTACACTTGCACTCCAAAAGATTCTGGTGGCAATCAAGTGGGCAAAGCGTACACTATCCAAATAGACACACGCTGCTCTAAGTATCCAACCACCGATTTGTACTTCTTAAATCGCTTGGGAGGCGTTGACACGATGCGCTTTGATATGCTCAAGAGAACCAATTTTGACATTGAGCGAAAGACCTACAAAGCAAATCCATTCACTTTGGACAATAGTGCGGTGTCTTATACTTACGACACCTCAGCCCACTCCAATTCTGATTTCTTCACCCAAGCCAACGAGAGGCTCACACTAAACTCTAACCTCATCACAGAGGCGGAGGCTGAATGGCTCAAGGAACTTTTGATGAGTCCACGAGTATGGATGTATGACGGCACATTAAAAGCGGTCAACATTCAGACAAGTCAATACGAGCAGAAAACCCACCTCGTTGACAAGGTGTTCAACTTGACCTTGGAAGTGACAACCTCAATCCCAGACAAATCGCAGCGTCTATGATAGAGATTCTGGTCAGTAGACCTCAGAGCGAATACACACGAGTTCTCTCGTCTTATGAATCAAGAGTCCCTCTTGCTGGAGGCTATCTGGAAACCGAGTGTTTGTCATCTCGGCTTCTGGTTTTGGACAACTCAGGATTCGTCAATCAGAAACTTGATCTCTACCAAGATTTTGACCTTTTGGTCACTCGTTCCATTGCCGATATTCGTGAGCCTTGGACTCGTCAAGGGGATTGGTCAAAGACCGTAACCCTTCCCGGAACTAAAAACAACAACGAGATATTCGGGCATATATTTGAGGTAGAGCAGACCATCGTTGGATCAGGTCAATTTGCACCTGATTTCAACCCTAATTTGAAGGCTGAATGTGTGGTATTGGTAGATGGCCTTGAGCAGGTCAAAGGCTTCCTCAGAGTCATCCAAATCAATGTCACCGATACTGATTTAATTGAGTACGAATGTGCCATCTTCGGAACAACTGCTGACTTCTTTGCCGTAGTAGAGAACGCCAAGTTGAACGAACTTGATTTCAGCGAATACAACCACACTCTGAACATTGCCAATGTAGAGGCAAGTTGGGACACCTATATCTACAAGGATGCTGCAACGGCTTCTTTTTCTTATGGGGAAGGCTATGTCTACCCGATTGTCTACCCTCCCAAGCAAGGCTCAACAACCAGTTCAGTTGAAACACTCTCAGATGAGGACAACTATCCTGCTTTGTATGCAAAGACAATCATTGATAAGATTTTCAGCAATGCTGGGTATTTCTATACATCTGACTCTTTCTTCAACACAGACCGATTCAAAAGGCTCATTGTTCCTTGGACAAATCAAGGCTTGGAGATTGATGAGGCTACGGCAGCCAATTATTTGTTCTCTGCCCAACAAAATGCTGGAGTCACGGGAACAACCATTGCTCTTGGAGGTCAGTTTCTTTTCACTACCGAAATAAGCGACCCCGGCAGCGATTACTCAACTGGCACTTCTACCTACACAGCAGACCAAGGCGGTCAATATACTTTCTACCACAAATTAGATGGCACAATCGCTATTCCGGGAGGAGGTATCGCTGGAACAATTCAACAAGTAAGTGTTGGAGTTGGTGTTTATGTAAACGGAACAAGAGTTGCAACGATAACCCACAAAGACACGGGCTTGACCTTGCCAAACACTTGGGGATTGTCATCCACCAACAGCGCAACAATCAGCATCAGGAATGGAGATGCAGTCACGCTTAAATTGGATTCCATTGTTAGTTTGGAAGATGTAGGTGCTGCTTTGCAAGGCTACAACCAGACCTCTTTCACCTTAACCTCAACCGATGACTCTGAGTTCTACAATGCTATAAACGCTCAGACATTCGCACACGGCTCAGTTGTAGATTTCTCCAGATTCTTTGGACAAAACAAACAGAGCGAGTTCTTTATGGGAATTTGCAATCTGTTCAACCTTTACATTGAGCAGGACTATCTCTCAGCCAAGACCCTCCGCATAGTTCCACGAGATGACTTCTACAACGGAGACAATCGCAACTGGACAAACAAACTGGACTATTCTCAAGCCTATTCAATTGTCCCGATGGGAGAGGTTGTTGGCAATCCTTATGTTTTAACCTATAAGGAAGGAGGAGACATTGAGAACAAGCGTTATCAGGAAATATGGGGTGGCACTTATGGAGACCGAATCATCAGAGTTGAAAACGATTTTATCAAGCAAGAGAAACGAATTGAAACTTGCTTTGTGCCGACTCCAATATATCGCCAAAACGGAAGATATTATTCTTGGATTCAATACGAGAACACCAACGCCTCTGATTTGCGTCTTTTGTATTATGGTGGGCTTCAATCTTGCCAAGTGTATTTCACTCGCAATGTGGGCGAATCTTTGACCCAGAACTCTCGTTCTTCTTACCCATTAACCTTGCACATTGACTCGGTTACGAATATGCAGTTTGATTTGTCCTACGGGATGCCTTATGAGGTGAATGTCCCTGCTGGATTCTCCTATTCCAATCAAAATGTCGGCAATGTTTACTGGTATCGTTACTTGACTGAAATCGCTGACAAGAACTCCAAGGTTTTCAGAGGGTATTTCAGAATCTCTCCCGGTGAATGGGCAACGCTCAAGTTTAAGGACAACTATTTCTTTGAAGGGCAGTATTGGAGGCTCTTATCGGTTAACGATTACAACCCTCTTTCTGATGGTGTTTTTGAATGCGAGTTCTTGCTCTCAAAATACATTGAACCAGTAGCAGGAGTCAACAAAGGGGTTGGAACAAACACTTCGGACACTTATGACAACCGCTATCCTCTTGTAAAAAACAAACCCTTACAAAATGGAGGAGTTGTGATCGGAGGAGGAAACGATACAGACGAGCAAGTCATCGTTCTTGGTCAAGACAACCAAGTCAACGGAGAGCGAAATGTAGTGCTTGGCTCAACTGGAACTTATGTAGCACCCGGCCTTGATAATGTAGTGGTTCTGAACTCTGAGGGATTAACCCCAACCGAGAGCAATACCACCTACTATGGCAACTACAAAATGTGGCCGAACTTCTTGTCAGCAGGAAAGGTGGTCTCAATCACAGATGCAGATTCTCCCTACACCGCTTCGGTCAATGACTGGATGATAATCTGTGACACGGCAATGGGTGCTATTGATGTGGTTCTTCCAGACCCAACCGGACTATCAGGCAAACATTTTATCATCAAGAAAGTATCTCCGTCCAACCAAGTAGACATAACGGCAGGAGACGGCTCTATCAACTTAGATGGCTCAACAACTCACTCAAACAACGCCAACAACGGATTTGACTGGTTCGTCTGTGACGGCACTTCTTATTGGCTAATTTCAGAAGGACACTAATGGCAAAGATAACAACCGCAGTAGAGGTAGGTGTAGATGTAAAAGGCGTAGACACCGCAACCCAAGGACTAAACAATGTAGCACAAGCCACTTCCAATGTGAAGAAAGGTGCAGACGCTTCCGTCAAGAGTATGACTATGCTTGGTCGTGCTGGAGGCAAGTTGAAAGAGGCGTATGCTGGTGTTTCTAACAACTTCTCAAAACTGAAAAAAGATTTGGGAGGAATACCCGGCCCAGTTGGTGCAGTCATTCAGTCCGTAGGTGGATTGTCAAAGGCATTCAAGGCTGTTGTTGCAAATCCCGTTGGCATTGCCATTATGGCTATTGTCGGTGCTTTGTCTGCTCTGAAAGCAGCGTTCACGGACTCAGTAGAAGGTCAAGAGCGTTGGAATCGCATTACGAGTGTAGCAGGAGCAATCATTGGAAACTTCCGAGATTTAGTTGCTGACCTCGGTGAGAAATTGATTGACCTTTTCTCAAAGCCACAAGAATCCCTCAAAGCATTTGGAGAGTTACTCAAAAATCAACTTGTCAATCGTTTTGTTGGATTATTGGAGTTGATTCCAAACATTGGGACAGCAATTAGTTTTCTGTTTGCTGGAGAGTTTGTAAAAGCAGGAGAAACGGCTGCAAATGCCGTTGGAAAAATTGCTCTTGGTGTTGAAGATACGGTTGGTCTTGTTAAAGATGCAACAAAAGCCGTTGGTGACTTTATTGACCAAAACGAAAAAGAGGCAAAGGCTGCTGACAATGTAGCACAGATGCGAAACAAAGCAGCAAGAATTGAGCGTGAGTTGTTGGTTGAAAGAGCCAAGCAAGAAGCCGAGATTGCTGAACTTCGTTTAAAATCAAGACAAGAGGAAGAATACACAGCAGCACAAAGACGAAAATTCATACTTGATGCTCAGGATTTAGAAGATTCTTTGTTGGCAAAAGAAGTAGAGGTTGCCAATCTTCGTTTTGAAGCCCAAAAGCAAGAAAACACCTTCTCACGAACAAACATAGAAAACGCTGACAAGGAAGCCCAAGCAGAAGCCAATCTCTACAACATCCAAACAAGGCGATTGACTCAACAAAGAGCAACTCAGCGAGAATTGAACCGAGTTAACAAAGAGATTGAGCGAGACAATAATGAAGCAGCCAAATCAGCAGAAAGAGCAGCAGCAGCAGAAGCCAAGTTGGCAGCAGATCGATTGAAGTTGCTTGAAACCGGAAGGAAAGAAGAATATGACAATGCTCTCAAAGATTTAGAGGATTACTACAAGCAAAGACAGACCATCCTTAACAATGCCTTCGTCAATGAGCAAATGACTCAAGAGCAGTATGACGAGGCAATCAGAAAACTTGAATTTGAGAAGTTTTCAGCCCTTCTGGTCGCTCAACAAGATTACGGGGATAGCAGCGTAGCCACAGAGAACGAAATCTCCGCTAAGAAGGTAGAAATCAAAAAACAAGAGGTCACAGAAAAAAATGATGCCGACCTTGCCCGTAGAGATTTGGAAATTCAGTTAGCAAATGAATCAATCCGAGTGTTGGGTGAGTTGAGTGGTTTGTTCCGTGAGAATAGCAAAGCGGCAAAAGTTGCTGCCCTTGCCGAAATCGCTGCTACATCTGCTCTGGCATTTATTCAAGGTTTGGACATTGCTCAGAAATCAGCAA